ACACTATTCCTCTATAAATAGGACACTATGTCACAAAATGTAGAAACAGATATTAGGATTCAATTAGAATCTTTAAGAAAAGATATTGAGAGTGTTAACTCTATCAATACTCGTTTAGATACGGCTATTGATAAATTAACAGATGTATCTACATCCATCAAACAAATGCTAGCCGTCCACGAAGAAAAAATCCAAAGACAAGAACAAATAGACGAAGTTATATTTGATAAGTTAAAAGAAAGAGCTAACGAAATAGATAATGTTTATAGAGACCTAGCCAGAGAGTTAGACCAAGTTGAAAAACGACTATTAGTTGAAATTAAGTCATTAAAGAACGATATTGGTGGACGAGTAGGTATACTAGAAAAGTGGAAATGGCTAATTGTAGGCGGTTCCATAGTCGTTGGATGGGTACTTTCCAAGAACTTTATACACATTATTAATATGATGAATATAGTATCCTAGACTTGACTTTTTGACTGATATATAGTATATTAGTCTTTGTGTTATGTCAAGTTATATTGATCTAAAATTTATTAATAATATTTCAAGTAGATTAGGCCAGTTTAAAAAGAAAACTGACTATCTATTTAACTTTAGATGTCCACATTGTGGTGATTCTAAAAAGTCCAAGACAAAAGCAAGAGCATATTTTTATAGAGTTAAAAATGATATGTTCTTTAAATGTCATAATTGTGGACAAGGCCAAAATCTGGCCAATTTTATTAAACATATTGACCCTAAAATGTATGAACAATACCTTTTAGAGAGATATAAAAAATCGGCACCAGCGACACCGAAACCAGAGTTTGAATTTGAACCTGTAAAGTTTAAAGATACAACAATTCTGGACAAATTGAAAAAGATAAGTGATTTAGAAAAAGATCACCCAGCTAGATTATATTGTGTGAATAGAAAAATACCTGAAACGTATTTTGATATATTATATTTAACTGATAAGTTTATGACTTTAGTTAACAAAGTAAAACCAAATACTTACAAAGTTATTAAAGATCATCCACGTTTAATAATACCTTTTTATGATACGACAGGAAAGTTTTTTGCTTTTCAAGGTCGTGCTTTTGGAAAAGAACAACCAAAATATTTAACGGTAAAATTAGATGAAAAAAAACAAAAAGTTTATGGCCTTGAAAGAGTTTCTTTTCAAAGACCTATCTTCATCACAGAAGGTCCACTTGATAGTCTTTTTATTGATAATTGCCTTGCTGCTGCTGGAGCAGATTTAATATTAAAAAATAAAATTCCAAACGATCAAGTAACATATATATTTGATAACGAACCTAGAAATAAAGAAATTGTAAATAGAATGTACAAAGTGATAGAACAGAATTTTAATCTGGTGATATGGCCAGATGATATTCAACTAAAAGATGTAAACGATATTATAAAATCAGGTGTATCAATCAATCAATTAAAAGAAATTATAAGTAGTAACACTTATTCAAAGTTAAGTGCTATGACAAAGTTAAATTATTGGAAAAAAGTTTAAGGGGGACGAATGGTAGATAAACAAGAAATAAATGTAGTAAAACGTGGAACAAGAGGCAAAGAACCTTTAAACATTGATAAGATACACGATATGGTAGAATACGCTGTAGAAGATATTAAAGGCGTATCATCATCTCAGGTTGAGATGACAAGTGGTTTACAATTCTACGATGGAATGACCACAGATGAAATTCAACAAATACTAATTAAGTCGGCTGCCGATTTAATATCATTAGAAAATCCAAACTATCAATATGTAGCGGCTAGATTATTATTATACTCATTAAGAAAAACTGTAATAGATAAATTGTGGGATCACCCTCATATTTACAATCACGTACAAAAGTGTGTTGAAAAAGGAGTTTATGATAAACAAATTTTAGATTGGTACGATAAAAAAGATTTTGATAGAATGGAAAACTGGATTAACCACGAAAGAGATTACACATTTACTTACGCTGGTTTAAGACAAGTTATTGACAAGTATTTGGTACAAGATAGATCAAGTGGCGACATCTATGAAACACCACAATTTATGTATATGATTATTGCTGCTACTGTGTTTGCTCAATATCCTAAAAACAAGAGAATGACTTATGTTAAAAAATATTATGACGCTATTTCAACTTTTAAAATTAATATTCCTACTCCCGTTATGGCTGGTGTACGGACTCCTATTAGGCAGTACGCTTCTTGCGTGTTGGTTGATGTTGATGATACTTTACCTAGTATCTTTTCCAGTGATATGGCTATTGGCCGTTACGTTGCCCAAAGAGCAGGAATTGGAATCAACGCTGGAAGAATACGAGCTATCAACAGCCGTATTAGAGGAGGTGAAGTACAACACACTGGTGTTATCCCTTTCCTTAAAAAATTTGAAGCAACTGTTAAGTGCTGTACTCAAAACGGAGTACGAGGCGGTTCGGCAACTGTTCACTTTCCGGTCTGGCACTCGGAAATAGAAGACATCATTGTACTTAAAAACAATAAAGGTACCGAAGATAATAGAGTTAGAAAATTAGATTACTCAATTCAATTATCAAAAATATTTTACGAAAGATTTATTAATGGTGAAGATATAACTTTATTCTCACCACACGAAGTACCTGAACTATATGAAGCTTGGGGTACACCAGAGTTTGATGAATTATATAAAACAGCAGAAAGAAAAATTAGCGTTAAGAAAAGAAAAGTAAACGCACAAGAATTATTTTTCAGTATGTTAAAAGAAAGAGCAGAAACAGGCCGTATTTACATAATGAATATTGACCATTGTAATTCTCACTCATCATTTAAAGACTTAATTAGAATGTCCAACTTGTGTCAGGAGATTACATTACCTACAGACCCTATTCAACACATAGACGGTGATGGTGAAATTGCTTTATGTATTTTATCAGCAATTAATGTAGGTCAAATAAACAAAAGAGATGAATTAGAAGAACTTTGTGATCTAGCCGTTAGAAGTTTAGATGAAATAATAGATCATCAACAATATCCTGTAAAGGCGGCTGAAATATCTACAAAGGCAAGAAGAAGTTTAGGCATAGGTTATATTGGTCTTGCTCATTATCTTGCTAAAAAAGGATACAAGTATGACCAGAAATTAGCTTGGCGACAAGTTGATAAACTATCAGAAGCTTTCCAATATTATCTGTTAAAATCTTCAAATGCCGTAGCAAAAGAAAAAGGCAAATGTGAATATTTTAATAAAACAAAATATTCCGATGGTATCTTACCTATAGACACTTACAAAAAAGACGTAGATGAACTTGTAAACAATCGTAACTTTACGTATGATTGGGAGTGGTTAAGGAAAGAAATAAAAGAGTCAGGCCTCCGACATAGCACACTTTCGGCTCAAATGCCATCAGAATCCTCTAGTGTGGTTTCAAATGCTACAAACGGCATTGAACCACCTAGGGATTATTTGTCAGTTAAGAAGTCTAAAAAAGGACCTCTAAAACAAGTAGTACCAGATTATAAAAGATTAAAAAACAATTATACTTTATTATGGGATATGAAATCAAACGAGGGATATATAAATGTAGTGTCAATAATGCAAAAGTATTTTGACCAAGCAATATCAGGTAACTGGTCATATAATCCTGAACATTATGAAGACAATCAAGTACCTGTGTCTGTAATGGCACAAGACTTATTAACAACTTATAAACTAGGTTGGAAGACTTCATACTATCAGAACACATATGACGCTAAGAAAGATACAGACGAGCCATCACATCCAGTTGGTTTCCACGATAATGTGCCTGAAGAAAAACCAGTAGAAGAAATTGAGGATCCAGAAAACTGTGATTCTTGTACAATTTAATAAAGAGATAAATAAAACGGACTATGACTAAATCAGTATTAAATAAAGATAAAAAGTTAGACTTCACAAAACAACCTATGTTTTTTGGTGATGACTTACAAATACAAAGATACGACAATATGAAGTATCCTTTGTTTGACAAGTTAACACAGCAACAACTAGGTTATTTTTGGAGACCTGAAGAAGTATCTTTACAAAAAGATAGAAACGATTACCTTGATTTAAGAGAAGAACAAAAGTTTATCTTTACATCTAATTTAAAATATCAAACAATGTTAGATAGTGTACAAGGTAGAGGTCCGTGTTTGGCCTTTTTACCATTTGTATCTTTACCAGAATTAGAAGGCGCTATTGTAACTTGGGATTTTATGGAAACTATCCATAGTAGAAGTTACACATACATTATTAAAAATTTATATTCTAATCCATCTGAAGTATTTGATACAATTATACAAGATGAAAAGATTGAAAAGAGAGCAAATTCAGTTACAAAAACCTATGATGATTTAATTCAAATGGGTTACCAATGGACAATAGATAAATCAAAAGTTGATATGTATGAACTTAAAAAGAAATTATATTTGGCTATGGTATCTGTAAATATACTAGAGGGTTTAAGATTTTATGTTTCATTTGCTTGTTCATTTGCCTTTGGCGAATTAAAGAAACTAGAAGGCTCAGCAAAAATTATATCTTTTATTGCTAGAGATGAAAGTCAACACTTGGCGATGTCACAAAGAATTATCAATAATTGGAAAGATTATGAAAATGATAAAGATATGTTAAAGATTATAAAAGAAACAGAAAAAGAAGTTTACACAATGTATGATGAGGCCGTACAGGAAGAGAAACGTTGGGCAACTTATCTATTCAGTAAAGGTTCTATGATTGGTTTATCAGAAAAATTATTACACCAGTTTGTTGAGTATATGGCAAATAGAAGAATGAAGGCCATACAATTAACACCTGCCTATGACCAAAAAACAAATCCATTACCTTGGACAGATCATTGGTTGAATAGTAGATCAACACAAAATGCTCCACAAGAAACAGAAATAGAATCATACGTCATTGGTGGTATTAAACAGGACGTTAAAAAAGACCAATTCAAATCTTTTAAACTATAATGATAGAGAAACGACAAAAAACTTGTTCTGGTTGTGAAACTAAATATACTGTAGAATGGGATATAGAAATACAGGATTTAGAACCTTTAACTTGTCCTTTTTGTGGACACGAAGTAGAGGAACTAGAAGATGAAGAAGTTTGGTCAAACGAAGCCGAAGACGATAGTTGGGATTGATTATAGTTTAACAAGTCCTGCAATTTGTGTAAATCATAATGATAAATTAAACTTTTATTATTTAACAAATAAAAAAAAGTATATAGGTGAGATGTCAAAAAATATTATGGGTGTGGAACACAGCGAATATAAAACTCCTATAGAAAGATTTTCTCAAATTTCTAATTGGGCAATCAACACATTTAATAGATTAAGTTACGTTTCAAACAACTTAAATATTTTCATAGAAGGTTATTCTTTTGGATCAAAAGGTCAAGGTGTATTTCAAATAGCTGAAAATGGTGGTATCTTAAAATACAGATTAGAACAATTAAAATTACCCTATGAAGTATTACCACCTAGTGTAATTAAAAAAGGTGCTACAGGAAAAGGTAATGCTGATAAAGATATGATGTATGAGGCATTTGAGAGAGAAACTATGATTAATTTAAAAAAAATATTTGATACAGAAAAGGTGGGTAACCCTATTTCAGATATTGTAGATAGTTATTATATAATGAAAATAGGACTTGATTTAAATGATACACGTATTTAACACTAAAAAGGTTGTAGAACAATTTACACACTCTTTACGAATCAGACCAGAATTGGGTCAAAAATAACTGGAAATAGGCCAAAATCACCCTTCCCTACAAATGTTCTGGTATTGTTCTACCAAAAAATCAATAAAATCAACATAAAATAACGCTTGACTTATAGGCCAGGTATGATATTATAATAGTATATGTTAAACAATAAAGGAGAAAACACTATGTCAAAAGTAAAACAATACTACGCTGATGAAGCGGAAAACAAAGTAGATCAAATACTAGCTCATATGAAGTCTGGTAATATTGATGAAGATAAAGCGAAAAAAGAAATATTAAATGTTGAAAATATTAATATGTTGAATATTGACGCTGAAAACATTGATGAAATAATTTACTGGAGTTTACAATAATGAATAAGAATAAAACTTTTAACGTTTGTTATTTAAGAGAGTATATGGATCCTGAACATCAAGGTGATTTCTTTTATCACTATGAAACTGTGTATAGAAATGTACCAGAAAAGTTTAGAAAAAAATTTCAAAGTCAAAAAACAAAGATGAAACTAATAAAGTTTTTAGATTGGAATTATAGTGAGTCGGCAACCAACTTTGCTAATTCTACTAGAATTGAATTAATTGAAGAAGACCAATACTATCAAACTTATGAAGATGTATGGCCAGATGTAGCTGCCGGTAATAAAAACTTATTTAATGATTACGGTCAGAAATGGGATAGACAATCTTTAAGAAAAGATTTTGATTTGAAAAAAACAAAAAAATATGTACCAATATATAATGAAAGAGGTTTACAATAATGAAATACAACGAAGATAAAATAGTAAAAGAAATACACGATTACATTAAGGGTACTTATGGTGAACACTATAGTACAACTAAAGACGGTTTCCAGGTACAAGATATGTTAAGACAACTTGATATTGACAAAGATTTTTGCCAAGCAAATGCCATTAAGTATCTTTGCCGATATGGTAAGAAAGACGGTAAAAACCGTAAAGATTTATTAAAAGCAATACACTATATTGTTTTATTGATGAGTAGTGAGGACAGTAAAAAGTAAAAGGAGAACTATATTATGACAGTAGATACAAATGTTTACCCTATGAAAGAAGATTTAGGTAAAAATCTCTATAGAAAGAAAACATATTATACACTAGTGGTTGAACAAGAAGTATTGGCAAAAGATAAAGACGAGGCCGATCAAAAGTTTTTAGATGACGGTGGTGTAGACCATTCACAAATTAACCACGAAATAACTACTAATAAAAATGGTGTTGAAACTTTTATGGTAGACGCCAATTATACTGATAGTGGTGATACCGAGTTTATAGGTAAAGTTTTAATACAAGAAGATGAAGATGAACCAGATCACGGTGATATTATAATTGATGGATATGCTAATGAACAATAAACCTAACGAGTGGGAACAATCTATTATAGACAATGCTGTAGAGTATTCTATTATGGAGTGGAGATCGTTAGATAGAAGTACAAAGACCATTGTAAAGACATATAAAGAGGCAAAAGAATTGTATCAAAAAACGGTTAAGAAACATAGACAGACTTTAGCCTATGCTATAAATGAGGCAGGTAGATATGCTAATTTAAACCATTTAGATGATTTTAAGGGAGGTGATAGATGAGCAATCAAAGACCAGGTAAAGTAGTTAGAGCAATAGAACCAGGTATGAAAGATATGACCGTTTTAAAATTCTTTAAAATGGGACAAAAAGTTTTAGAGGCCAGCGGTAAAGAAGATGAGGCCTTTTATTTTGAAATGATGGTTGATTGGTTACAACAAGGCAAACCAATACCGACCACCGAAGAACAAACAATAACTGCCTTGGGAATATAGGAGAACTATGATAGACACATTAGCTACAATAGATATAATTGATTTAGCGTTAAATCAGATTGAAGACGGAAGAGTGAATGACGCTAAGCAAGTTTTAACTACTTATAGAAATAAATTACAAAAAGAAGTTGACGCTTTTGATGAGTGGGCTAAAGCACAATCAGATATTCATACTTCATTAGAGTTAGAAGCGGAGGGTAAGTAATATGGAATGGTTATTATTGATTTTAATTATATTGATATTTGCCACAGCAATTACCTTTTCTGGTAAAATTTATATGTATCTTTGTTTAACACTTGGTTCGCTAATGGCTGATATTAAAGATAAACTAGATTCAATCATAAGTAGAAAAAAGTAGATGATGTACTACTCACATAAGCTACAAATCGCCAATCCTGGCGTGTCCTGGACGGTTCCAGGAGTAAAAAAACTAGTAAAATCAATGATTTTTATAGGCTTGACAATCCAATGGTTTTATGATATTATTAATACAAATAACTAACAAAAGGAATATATTATGTTTTATACAAAAGAAATGATACACAAAGAGTTTAAGATGGCTACTCAAAAAGATGAGAGAAATGCTATGAAGAAATCATACAAACACAGAATAGAATATCTAAAAGCTCTTAAAGAAGATATGATTGAAGCCCCTAAAAACTTCAGTAATCTTAATTTAACTACAGATCATTTACAAAACTTGATAGATGATTGGTCAGCTCCAAAACCGATTGACGCTTTTTATAAAAGAATATTTAATATGACTTATGCTGAAAAGAAAGCACAAGAAGAACTTGAATATTTTGATTTGACTAAAGGTGAAAAAGTCTATAAGAAAAAAGAACAAGTAGATACTATTCAATAATGACAAAAAAAGAGAAGTTAGATAAGATTAGAAAAGACTACGATAATTATTGTAGATCATTAGGCGTCAATATTGATTCAGATTATACATCATTTGACGGTTATGATATGCCAAATTATAAATGTAGGCCATCCATTCCAACTTCAGATAGAATTGTAGGTACCACAACTAAAAGAGTTTATTCCACACAAATACCTACAGGCAAAACAATTAGTGTGGCGTATAACAAAGGTCCATATATGATCGTTGATGCTGTGGACTTTAAAACAATGGGAAGGAAAATATAGTATGAGAACAATGATGATGATAACCATTTTAGTTTTAATGACTACTATTATGGCAAAAGCAAATCCAGTTACTAATTGGATTGAAAATGAAAAGAATAAGATAGTAGAATATCAAAAATCAAGTTGGGAAGAAGGTAAAGAACAGAACGCTGCCAATTGGGCAAAGATTAAATCTTTCTTTTCAAACTTAACAGGACAAGGCGATGCTTCACAAAATTAGTCAGTTCTGTGATAAGATTGATAATCTAAAAAAAATGTCAGATAAACTTCGGACTATGAAATATGGTAATCCGAAGGCATCTGATGAAGAAATAGATAATATGATTTCAGATATTCAATCAGAATGTTTATTACTTTCAAATGATAAATCAAAATATGAAAACGTTTTTGATGACAATGATTTACCAAAAAACTATACAGATAAATTTTTAGAGGAAGGTGTATGAGCGATAAAGATATACAAATAAAAAAATTAGAAGAAGAAAAAAAAGAACTTACAGATCAATTAGAACTTTATGAGTTTAGCGGTTCATCTGGTAAAATACAAGAAATTGAAGATAAACTTTACGAAGTAAATGATACAATTAAAAAATTATATGCCTAAAACATTATTATTGTTTGTTGTTTGTTTGTTGTTAACTAATTGTAGCGCTAATAGATCAACTGTTGGTGCTACATTAGGTGGTGCTACAACAACTGGTGTATGTGTTGAAATGGGAGTAAATGACCCTTACGCTATTGGAGCTTGTGCTTTAGTAGGTGCTTTTGCGGGTGCTGAGATAATGTACAAATCTGATTATGATGTACACAATGCGGTATTTGTAGATCATTTAAATACAAGTCCATCAAAACAATCATATACGAATTGGTACAATACAAAAACAGGCAATAGTGGTATAATTAAAACAAGTAGCTCTTATATGAAAGGTCCTTTAAAGTGTAAAGATTATGACGCTACCGTAGATATTACTCAACAATGGCCATTAATTGGGATTGGTAGTCCTAATAGAAAAGCAGTATTTGGTACAGCGTGTCAGTTACCAGATGGACAATGGATTGAAAAAAGATGAATAAGAAAAGAGTTTTATTTTTAATATTTTTGGTTTTACTTTTAATACCTGGTCTTGTAAATATAGCATTTTCAGGTGAAAAAATATTACATAGTAAAATTAAATCAATATCACCTGAAGAAACTGATGGTCAATATTGTTTTATAAAAGTGATTATCAAACAAAAAGATGATGAGATAATCAAAGAAGAAATTTTGGAGTGTGCTGATGGTAAAAAAGGCATAGAAACACCAGGTTATTGGG